CTAAAGAGGATAGAGACAATTTTATAGTTAATGTTACCCACTGGATGCCCATGCCAGAACCTCCCGCCGAGTAACCCCCTATAGCTCATTTAAGAATGGGCTATGTGGGTAATACTGCCCTAATCGATTTAAGCACCTACGGGTGCTTTTTTTACGCCCTCATATCAGCGCCTATTCAACGAGTGGGCGGTTATATGACAACAACACTTAACGGAGTATCGCTAATGACCATCAACGTCAATAGCGGCGTCATTGGCGCTGCTACCACTTACTTTAAAACTCAACTAGACCGCATCAAACGCTTTGTTAATGACGCGGCAAGACCTAATCGGGAGGCGTTTGCATGATTGACTTATTCAAGTTAGCACAAGCCATGAGTAGAGAGGCTATCGAGTCGAAAGACAAAGAACTTTGGGCATTGGCAATGAGTTACCTATGGAGGTCAAAATGGACTTGCAAACAGTAAGAGAGCTAAAGCTGATAGTCGAAACTCTGCGCTCAGGCTCCAATGAGCTAGAGAACGAGCTAATTAAGCAACGCATCGACGAAGTTATCGAACCTATCAAGTCAAACCCCATCTTCGAGTTACTCATCAAGTTAAACGAAACAGATAACACCAGGCGGGCCGTCCAATACTTGCAAGATTACGACATGGGTGCTCAGGATAAAGGCACTGAATCACTTTACGACATGGTTGAGTCGCGTGTTATCGCTGAACGTGCATTTGAAATTTACGACCACAGAAAAGACTTTCAAGGGGCAGCATAATGACTACCGCATTAGCAACAATGGCAAATAAGCTAGCAACTCGCCTAGGTATGGAAGCTGGCACAGAGTTGATGAGCACCCTAAAAAATACAGCATTCAAAGGCGGGAACGTTACAGATGAACAGTTTACTGCCCTGCTGATTGTTGCAAACCAGTACGGACTGAACCCATGGACTAAAGAGATTTATGCGTTCCCTGATAAAGGGGGAATCGTTCCTGTGGTTGGCGTTGATGGATGGGCTAGGATTATCAATGAGCACCCTCAGTTCGATGGCATGGAGTTTAATTACGACAAGGATGAAGGCGCTTGTACTTGTAAGATTTACCGCAAGGATAGGAACCACCCAACAATCGTTACCGAGTACATGGGCGAGTGTAAAAGAAATAGCCAGCCTTGGCAGTCACACCCTACCCGTATGTTACGTCACAAGTCACTTATACAGTGCGCAAGGATGGCATTCGGCTTTGCTGGAATATTTGACCAGGATGAAGCGGAGCGAGTAATCGAAGGAACGCCAGCGGGCGTTGACGCTGGTAAGCAATCAGACGAAAGGCGACCTGAGCTAGTTTCCGCTGCTGAAAAATCTGCGCAGTCTGGAATAGAGGTGTTCAAGTCTCACTGGCTAAGCCTATCTCCCGCAGACAGAGCAATCATCGGTAATGACGAAAAAGAGCGCATCAAGCGTATTAGTGAAGATGCTAGCGGCGTGGTAGATGGTGAGGTAGTTAATCAGGAGGTCGCATAATGGAACAGCGTACTGATGATTGGTTTGCGGCCCGTTGCGGTCGCATTACTGCTAGTCGACTTGCCGATGTGATGGCAAAAACAAAGTCTGGTTACTCTGCCAGTCGAAAAAATTACATGATGGAACTGATATGCCAGCGGCTAACAGGAAAAGTTGAACAGGGGTTTACCAGTGTCCCGATGATTCGAGGAACCGAACTTGAACCAGTGGCGAGGGAAATGTATGTGCTTAACCAGTTCGATGCTGAGGTGAAAGAAGTTGGCTTTATCCTCCACCCTGTCATAGATGGATTCGGCGCGTCACCTGATGGCTTAGTCAATGATGATGGGCTTATCGAAATCAAATGCCCGAATACTGCTACGCACTTGGAAACCATGCGAACTGGCAAACCAAAGCGTGAATATCTCCTGCAAATGCACGCCCAGATGATGTGTACGGGACGCAAATGGTGTGATTTTGTCAGTTACGACGACCGTTTACCGCAGGACTTAGCTTACTTCGAGACAAGAATTCATCAGGATGATGAACTGGTCAAGGAGATAGAGGTCGAGATTGCTTCATTCCTATCCGACATGGAGCAGGAAATCTCTACAATCCTGAGTCACAGGAAGGTGGCATGAAAAAGATACCCCACTTTCGTAGAAACGCAGGTGGGCCAATGTCAGGGATGACCGAAAAAATAGAATGGAAGCTATCTAAAGGCCCACAGACAGGACAGCAACTAGCTGACCACTTCAAGTTAACCCTCGGTCAAATTAACACAATCATGCGCGGTAGCTTTCGAGGTGAAACCAGCAAGGTTTCATTCGGTGAGCCATACCCAACAGAAGGTCGAGCCATGGATAGGCTCTATACGCTGGAAAAGAAACCTAAGCGTGTTATGCATAAGGAAAAGAAACAGATAATCCTCAACTACCTGCAATACGAAGAACAACGCCGGGCATAACCCCATCGCCAAGGAAGGCTAACTTATAGTGGAGAGTAGTAATGATTGCATTAACACAAGAACGTAAAATTGCTCTAATAGAACACGCTGATGAAATAAAAGACCGACTTTCTGAGTACGGTTACCCGTTTCAGCCTCACAAGACCAAGCAATTACTAGATATAGCCCTAGCATCACTAACGGCAGAGCCAAAAGTGTTCATCCACCATAACATGCTTGATAGCATGACAGGTGAAGGAGGAAGAGTTTGCGGTAGAGTTTGGAATTCATCTACAGATGAGATATCGAATGAAGGGCGCATCCCATTATTCACCGCATCGCCAGTGCCGGAGATTAAGTTGCCTGATAGAGATAAATTACCCGGATGGGCTAGAAATCATGAGGATTCTCTTGGTTGGTACGAATCAGAAATCAAACGCCTAAACGGATTGGGGGAATAACTATGATTGCATTAACAAAAGAGAAGCGTGAAGAGTTGATTAGATATTACGGCACAATTATTGATTGGCATAAAGACAGGCTTTCTTCTTACTTAAGCGATTTTGATAGAGGAGCTATTGAATCATCAAAGTTAATGACAGAAATAGCCCTAGCATCACTAACGGCAGAGTGTAAGTATTTCCAATGGAAATGGGCTAAGGATGAAAACGCCGTTTGGACTACAACGCCTATAGAAAAGCTGAGTGATGCAGTTTCAGCTTTTGGTAAAGACGGGGAAAACGTAATTTATAGAATGCTATTCACCGCCCCACCAGTGCCGGATATTAAGTTGCCTGGTGACCACGAAGGGACTGAACATACCGATTACCATTCTGGTAAAAAGGATGGATGGAATGAGTGCCTAGCAGAAATAAAACACCTAAACGGATTGGGGGAGTGATGGTTACTTTATCGATATTAAACTTTTCAATTGTCTGTGGATTGCTTGGGGCCGGAATTATTTGTGCCTTTATTCTTCTTATGCTGGCTATTGGAGGGCATATCAGGACATGACTCTCGGCTTCGCCCTATTCCTAATTATCAACAATCAAGCATTACCCCTCAATAACACAATCTACCCCCACCCAATTACAATGCGAGCATCAGATAGAGGCTATGAAAGATATACAGCCTAAGTATGAGCTTGTGTGTGGTGAAGTGGTAAGGAATACATGAATGATTAGTTTTATTCGGTATCTGAAAAATACCAAGTTGGCTATAGGCCAAATTAAAAATGGAGAGTGGATTGCCCATGTAAATGGGTGTGATGGTCAAATCTATAGTGCTCACCGAAATGGACACGTACTATGGATAGCAAATGGCCCTTTCTTCTGCGAAATAGTAGAAATGGATGGAGTTATATGCAAGAAGGCTTTTGGGTTTATCCTTCGCCATGTTGTTTGGTGGGCTGGCGCGAGAAAATTGCGCGGAGTAAAAGCAATACCTCCTGCCCCTAACTTGGATAATTAGAGGGAGCCATGCGTGAGGTTATTCGCGGCGATACCGAACCAGTGCATATCGTGGTCGCCAGTAAAGCAATTGATAAGCATCGACTGAAGTACGGAACTGGCAATAAGTATCACCATGTCGTGTATTCAGTCGGCTACCGTGACCGACATTATCAAATCGAAGTAGTCACCAGAAAGACAACCATATCCGCAACAGTAATAACCGGATGCAGGAACCTAACCAGAGTTCATCATCAGCAATGAGGTAAAAATGATTAATGAACTTGAGCGACACATACTGAAGCAGCGTAATGAGCTGGCTGAAATTCTTAATAAAGTTGTAAGCAGTTATCTAAGGAATGAAAAAAATATCGACCCAGTTATCTTGTCCAAAGCATCCGAAATTATCAAGAAATACCCACACGTTAACAGCAAATAACCCCCCTTAAATCAACCCACCCTATTCCCGCACCGATAATCGGCGGCATTGTCATGCCTGCGGGAAGGTAAAGGAGAATGCTATGCAGATTGAACAATTAGTCACTGAAAAAGAAGTTATGAGCCTCTTACACATACGCTCACGGTACACAATTTGGAAGTACCGCAAAGAGCGTAACTTTCCTCAGCCGGTTCGCACCCATCCTTCACAATTTCGCCCATCAGACATTCAAGCGTGGATCGACAATGGTGGCGTTAATCAGAAAGCTTCTTAA